CCCCTTAATTGCCACCAATTAACTGGGATACTACCCATAAAAAAGGGATGCTCCAGACCAGCAAAAATTTCCAGTTTGGTAATTGACTAATCATGAGTCGCAACTCCCTAATCAGTTTGCTAAAATCAATCAAGGCAGCCTCCCATAGCTTACTGCCATAAAAACAAAACCCCGCTTGCTGCCAACAAACGGGGTTTTTACTTTTATTCACTTACGTTTCGCCAGTTCGCAGGATTTCGTGTTATCCGCCCGCGTGGCCATGCCTTATTTTTCAGCAAAATATTCTGCTTATCTGTCGATACCCCAGCACGCCAGCGCGCTCTCCTGGTCACGACGGGATACCTGACCGTAGCAGTTGTTTGAACGAATACGGCAGTCTCTGCCACCGTCCTTAATCCACCAGCGAATCGCCTCACACGCTCCCCTGCGGTCACCAGCATTCAGCCGCTTATAAAACGTCGACGGGAAACACTTACCGGGGCCAATGTTATAGGGACAGAATGACGCTATACCCGCTTTCTGTGGTTCGGTCAGTGGAACTTTAATATTGCGCTCCACCCATGCCAGCGCCTTATCCCGTTCAATGGCATTAACCTGGTCGCATTTTTCCTTCGACAGTTTCATGCCCGGAATAACAGGTTTACCATCCACCATTGTGGCACCGCGGCAGATGGTCCAGATACCCGCACCATCACGGTATGCCGTTGTGTGGTTACCTTCTTTTTCATCCAGAAACTGGTCGAGAATATCAGGCGCAGGCGCACCGATGGCAATCAACGCCAGAACGGCAGCCGACAGGCCATATTTGATTTTGGTGTTCATGGATATTTATCAGGATTTATCGGTTCCGAATCCCTGGATATGTTAAATCTTCAGCCCGCCAGCGGTAGGACACTGGCGTTTTTCCTGATGGCTGAAATATATCTGACAATTTCAGTAGAGGATTAACCATGCATAACGATCAACATAATTATGATTTATGCCTGCAAGCCATAAATGAGCGGGTAAAATCAGAGTGCCTCTTACTCCTCCCACAAGAACACGATGCAGTAAAATCCATTCAGGCTGAGCCGTATGGACATCTCACACCTGTGACTCTCGGCATTATCGCCAGAGCATTAACACAGCCCATGCTTATGCGTATTAAGACCAATATAAATAACTGGTTGAATGAAGAATTAAGCTACCTTGATTGTGAGTGGGACAATCATTACGCAAAAACACAAAAAGAACGCATCTTCAGTCGATTATCCAGCAACAGATAACGAGCCACCTTATATACGCCCTTTCAGATAAGTCATCCCCGGCTGCATCCAGTCAACAGGTGCTTTCTTAAAGGGCGTATTATCAAAATCACGCAGAAGAGCCTCCAGCACAACTGCATCATTGTCAGCACCACTGGCCATCATTTCAATCTCAGCTGCTACCTGCAGATATCCCATGCAACGACCAATGCGCTTCATCAGCCCCTGCTTTTTATTGTTCTTCAGGTAATCAATGGCAAATTCAATGAGCGCCTCACTATGCTGGTGCGATGGCGGTGTTAATTTCCCATTTTCTGAGATGGTTATTTTCCCGCCATCTCCGTATACAACAAAGGATGGCCGGTTACACTCCCATTCCTGATCTTTATCAGGTGCAGACGCAATAAAATAACGTTTATTTCCTTCCTCTCCGACACTTTTAACCGTAATGGAGTACTCAGACTGCAGACAAGACGCCTCTTTTTCTGACCGCAGTGTTGACGGCGGCATCTTCAGAGAACCAGTAATTCTTCCCGGTAGCTTTCCTTTGTAGGTTATCAACACATCCTGCGCCTCTAAAATTATGGGGCGCTTTTCCGGCAACGGTTCGTTCCCTTCACATAACCCGGCAGCAACATCCATGAAAAACTGCTTCGCCTGCTTTTTCGCCTCAGCTTCGTAAAACTCCAGCGTGGCACCTTCAGTACGGTCAAGACTAATCGCCACATTTGGCAACAACAGTGACGGATACCCACCAATTTCCAGTACCACAGTAACAGTAATCTTATCCGGGTAATTATTTATCCCTTTAACAACCAGTTCGTATTTTTTCTTCATCGCTTTACTCTCCCCGCGCCGCCTTACGCCGGTCCTCTCTGATTTTGAAATACAGGTTAGTCAGATATGTCAGCAGCCCAAACAGCAGACTCCCCAGCACGCCTATTGCCGCCCACTGAGACGGGGAAACCCTGTCCAGCAACTGCAGGAACCAGTAGCCCGTTCCCACCGCTGACGTGGTGTATGACACACCTGTTGTGATTTTTTCCATCTGGTACATACCCCGTCTCCCGTTATCCGGAAGCTGACAACAATAAAAAAGCCACCAGTTAAGTACTGATGGCTCTGATAACTCATGCAGGCGTCTCAGACGACCCACTGACACTACCGGTGAGTTTAACGATACCTTCCATTTGACTGGCTCACTTTTTATGATGATGCCGGTGCATTTATCTCCAGCACCAGACTTTCTATCTCAACGCCATACGTTGCATTTTTGGTAATATCCGTCAGCGTCAGTGCATTTAGTCCCACTGTCAGACTGTCTTTTATGACCTGGAATGCCGGGCCAGCCACTCCATTCAGTTTCGGAGTAACCGTGGCACTGCCGGCGGTGAACACCAGCTCCAGCGTCTGCCAGTCGTTACTGTAATTCCCGAACTCGCCCAACTTTGTGTTTCCTGCTTTCTTGTGATGCATCAGATTCAGTTTGCCGTCTGTGGTCTGGGTGAAGAACGACATCAGGAACGGGTTACCAGTCCCGGTCATCGCCACGACGTCAGGTAACGCTACATCGGTATACAGATAAATTCCCAGACCGAACTGGTTGTTGGTCAGTGCGCCTGACAGTCGAAACTTACAGCTCAGTCTGCCACCCCGTGTCAGCAGGGAGACTGCGTCATCCACCGGGCGCGTCAGGGACCAGGCTTTATTGCTCTGCTTGGCGATCTTAAATACACCATCTGACAACTGAATTCCGCCATTCTTAATGGTCCAGCCCTGCGCAGCAGCGTCTCCGGCTGTCGGCAACAGGGAGATTGTGCGTATGGATGCATCTTCAGACGGCCCCGATGGCGTGTCGCCGCCGGGCGAGGGTTTGATTTCCGGTGCCTTACCACTAATGAAGGCTGAGGTGCGCCCGGCTGCGTTCAGAATAGCGGTTGCCATACGATCGGGAATAATGCCACGACGCGCCCATGAGCTGAAATGCGTCGGGCGATTTGATGATACCCAGTTTTTGTTCGTTCGGGATGCCGAACCGTAATAACCAGACCCGACAATATCAGGATCTTCTGACGGGTTGTTTGTCGGTGTATTAACTCCGCTACCATCGGTCATAAAGGGAACAAAATAAATCTGCTGGGATTCTTTACCTTTATATGCACCATATACCACTTCATATTGCGTACCGTGTTCTTGTTTCCACGCGTATGTCGTGTCGCCACAAATCCAGGGGACTGATGCCGGACTTCCACCGTGACACTGCGCCGCCAGCCCGGCAAGGTCAGCACGGAACTGCTGTACCATTGCAAGAAATGCTGCTGGCTGCTGGGCGTAACTGGCATTCGTCATATCGAATTCCCCCTGCATCCAGCATATCGCCAGCAAAACGTTTTTCGGGTTTTTCTGCAATGCTGCCTTCGTGCGGAAAAGCAGATCCTGATATAACGGCTTACCCACTCCCCAGCGAGCCGAATCCTGACTGGCCCCCGTGGACTCGCTGAATGTCCCCTCCGTGCCCTGGGTGAATGCCGAACCACCACGACAGCATGGTACCAGCAGGATCCCCGCATTATTAGGGATATACGGAAGCAGTTTTTTGGCAATATGTAAGCCCTGTCCGACACAGCCGTACTGCCCTTTGCTCAGGTCAGCCCGGGGATGATTAATCGTACTCATATCCTGAACATCATGCAGACAATGGTCAGCAGGAATGATGTCGTTAAATACGCATACTTCACCACCGGGAGTCACTGTGTTACGACGGGCCAGTTGCTTAATGCGCGGATGGGGCGCATCGTATGAATCCGGAAGCGGAAGCCCTTCACCGTAAGCCATGGCATTAGACTGCCCGGCCAGTACGATGACGTAGTACCACTCCGGCTCAGTTGCACCACTGACGACCACATCACCTTCTGCGACAATCGCCTGAATAAGTGCTGCGCCATCATCCGTATACGAAGAAAACGGCCCGCCGTATGGTTGCCATCCTTCACGAATTTTTTGAGCAAGTGCATCAGCAAGGTCTGACGGCGATACCGCCCTGACAACATCATAGTGTTTAAATGCCATGAATCCTCCCGGCCGGGATAATATTGTGAGTAAAATGAGGAGCGGGCTGAAGTCCGGAAGTTACAGGACAATGGCAGAAGAGAGACAACAGCCCGCAATACGAAAAAGGCCGCGCTATTGCGCAGAGTGATTACTGTCGGATATTATTCGCCAGCTGAAATATTACTTCACGTTTTGTTGTTTATTCCTTGCCGCCCGCGTCTCCCTGCGCGGGCTTTTTTTGTCCATAAGAAAGCCCCTCCGGAGAGGGGGCTGGAGAGTGGCGCTATGTGCCATTGCATGGTGCCGGGTGCCTCCCGGTGAATT